AAGGGTCTTGTCATGTCACGGCTTCAAGATTACGTGACCCAAACTTTAGTCCGCTCGTCGTCAAATACATTGGCGAACTTAGATCAGAGATACAAAAGAAGTATGAGGTTAGCTTTGAACGTCACATCACAGAACTCGGTCGTATACGCCAAGAAGCTCTTGCAAAGGGAGCTTTCTCGGCAGCTACAAATGCGGAGGTTGCGCGAGGCAAAGCAGCAGGACTATACATCGAACAGAAAATAATTAGAACAGGTAAACTAGAAGATATGTCTATCGAAGACTTAGAAGCTAAGATGAAAAAGATATATCAAGAAAATGAAGTATTGATAAAAGGAGACTACACACTCGTCGATGAGGAAAGCTAAATCATATCAAGAGCACACTCCTGGTCCAAAGAAACGGACATCAATAGGTAACAGCATACGCTCACGTCCTAAAAATAAACACAAGCGTAGAAACCACAAAAAATATAGAGGGCAAGGAAAAAGGAGATGAGTAAAATGACTTATGGTAGAGATGGTAATTACACCGTACAACATTTATTGCAAATACTAGAAAAGTTTGCAGAAAGCCACGAAGGTCAAGCAGCAAAAGTAATGATGTTGTTGCCTGACGGACGTAATCCTATGCAAAAAGAGTTTAATATAAAAGAAATAAAATTAGTGGAAAACAAACTAATAGGCCCTGCATATGAGAAGTATAGACTTATGGTTCTTGTAGAATAATTTAGCATGAAAAATGAGTCTAAACTCTGGCAAAAAGTTAAGAAACATACACCTAATATTACATGGACAAGAGTAGAGTCTTGGGCCAGTTTTGGCTTTCCTGATCTTGTTGGATATACTGAAAAGCGTGGTTTTTTTACTGTAGAATTAAAGCTAACAAAAGCTAAAAAATTATCCTTCTCACCACACCAAATTGCCTTCCATATCAAGCATCCTACAAACACGTATATCTTAGCCACGACACACGATCAACGCACCCCGATACTTTATCCAGGGGCCGCGATCCAGGAACTTGCTGCTTGTGGCTTGTCGCTTGAAGCTTGGCGCTTGCCGCTTGAAGCTTGGTCAGGGCTTGAGGCTTGCTTGCTGCTTGAAGCTTGACGCTTGTGGCTGGGTCGGGGCTCCCCGCTAAAAAGCGGTACCGATTAGCCCCGTCAGATGGGGCCCGAAGGCCCCGGTTGGTTATTCGACGGCCAGTCCGTGGTGAATAAGTGCGTACTTCGTACGCCACTCGTTGCGCTCCGCAACGTTCAACTTGTTCTCCTGATCCAGTCGATTGTTCTCTTCCTCCAGCCTCTGGACCTGCGCGCGCAGCAGGGCAATCTCCGCCTCCATCACTTGCACCAGCCGTAGCTTCCCAGGCTCCAGTGTCTCCGGAGTTGCTTCCGCGACGCACGCTTCTGCTGCCTTCATTAAGTCGTCCATTTGATCTGTCATAAGTATCCTTTCTGTTATTTAATATCACTTTATCCCATATCCTGAGTCTTTTGTCAAGCGCTTGTTGCTTGTTGCTTGTCGCTCGCTGCTTGACGCTTGTTGCTTGACGCTTGAAGCTTGTTGCTTGCGCCTGTAGTTCGCGCGCATCTGTGCACGCCTGAGGTCCGCCTGGATCCTGTTCTTAATTGGGAACGCCCGTGGCGTCCCCAGCGGGAAGGTCCGGCCTCGCACTAGTGCTTGCCGTATGCTATGTTTGGAATTGACTGGTCCCAGCAGGCGCGGCACGTCTTGCACTCGTTATTCTGATCAGGGGCCGGGCACGTGCGGCCACTGGATACAACGGTACTTGTCAGGGCCCAGCTCTTAGGCGCGCTGCCGTCTACCATTGTTGCGCTTAATCTAATCGTCAGATTGCCCGGCACCTCAACCGGGTCAATCTTAGAAAGGATCCCAGATTCCCTTGTGGGTATCCAGTGCGCGATGTCAGGTGTTAGCCTGCATACATCGAATATTTTTCTCAAGTGTTCTATTGTTTGAATGTCGCCACTGTCATGCCACCTGAACCAGCGCGACTTGCGGGCGTTAATGTCCGCTGCCATAGTCTCCACCCATCGCGGGTCCTGGATGCTTGCCAGTCTTCTGTGCATTGCTTCTTTAACATTTGGAAATCTATAACGGCCCTTCAGAGCGTAGCAGCCATGACACACAGAGCCGGGGACCTTGGCAAGCTTTGCGCCTACCTTGCATTCTGTCGCCGGTAAGTTGTAAGCATAGCCAGGCATCTTGGAGGGCTTGCTAAGCCCTCCAGTGATTATTTTTCTACTTGACGCGTTCATATCTAACCATCCCGCCGTTCACTCTCACGTATATATTATTCCACTCGTAATCGTGCGGTGTAATGTCGGCCGCGTCTTTGCCGGTCATCTCGTATATATCACGCAGCAGTTTCTTGAATGCACGTCTCACGTGCTCGTCGCACATATCAGACACAGGGATACGTCCCCGGCTGGTGCTGTTGTAGTATACTTCGTCCATATATTATCCTTTCTTGTTATTAATATCACGTTATCCCATATTATTTAAATAATGTCAATGTTTTTTCTTTGCTTGTTGCTTGCCGCTTGACGCTTGCGGCTTCGCGCTGCTTGCGCCTTTGCACCCAGTAATCGTTAACAGTTCCAATGATCCGCGGCGCACGTGCCGCGAGCTCTTCAGCTCGCAGCAACTTGCTTTTGTACCTGGACCGGTTCAATTGGTCGTCTCCCATTGCAGGTCGGGATCTTCTTCCACAACCATGGCAACGTCGCCAACGATATGGCAGTGATCGCGCCAACCAGGAAGAAGGTTATCTTCATCGGGTTTTAATTTATTGTAACGCAGTTGGGATGCTCTCCAGTTGTACTGTTTACCAGTTAGAAGGCCCTCTTCATCAACGTATAGATCGCAATCAAAGATTATATTTTGTTTGACGTCGTTCCATTTACCTTGAACTATTTCTATCAAGTCAGCATTGATCAGCGGATAGATGGTCTCGAATGACACACCGTCTTCACCTTCAATAGTCTGTATAGATACTGGACCATCGCCAGCAGGTATTATTGCTACTTTAAATTTTTTCATAAGTATCCTTTCTTTGTTATTAATTAACACAATGTCCCATATTTATGACACTTTGTCAAATAAAAAATGCGCTTGTTGCTTGCGGCTTGGCCCTGGGTTTTCATGCCATTACGCATTACTAAAGCCAGGGCCCGGGACGCGGTCCGGAGAGCAGGCTTATGCGCAATTAGTTCAACGACCTGCTCACCGCACAGCGTTTATACTCGGTCTTACAGATATAACTACCATGCCGAGTATTAGAAGTATTAATTTACTAACGCAAACCCTTGCGTTGGTACAACAACTTCAACTTCTTTTGGTTGCTGTTCTCTTGCAGTCTGTCTAACTGCAAGTGAATGTCTTAGTCTTTCTTTTGTATCATCAGATACAATAGATAACTCTCTTGATAGATCACTTGTTTCAAACGAAACACACTCTTGAACATCTGGCCAATATTCTTTGACATCAGATAAGAACTTAGCTTGGTCAATAATACTATTCATATCTTTGACTAGCTCGTATTTCATTTGCCACAACTCTCGGTGTGCATTTGTCAAACTGCTTTGAGCTTTTGCATACATCTTAAGTTGCTCCCACTCTGTTTCACCACACATCATGGTACGAGAATGACAGCCACCTGTATTGGGTACGATACGACTGAAATGAGATATGTCATCATTATAACCACTTCTTTCGTATCTATGATAACCACCTTTATTCCATAAACCACGATCAAGACTTGCCGATACTTTTGACAAATCTTCTTCCATAGCTTTTGTCTTTTCGTGATAGTGAGGGTTGCGATCTCTTTTAGTTTCATCATACTCAACTTCTAGTGTCGCTTGGTGTCCTTTCTCTTGCAACTCGAAGTGATATAATGCTCTCATCTCATCATCATCAATAGTCCACTTGTATTGGCTTTCACTACTATCAGTATGTGTCGGCTTAAAATAAAAGCATTGATCTATTTCTGTGAATGATCTGTAATGATTACTACCTCTATCGTACTTGGCTAATACTTCCATGTCCTCTAGTGGAAACTTCTTATCCATTATTGGTGTGATTACATTATCCCAAGTTTGTTGTTTTACTGTTCTGTAATTATCAATGGCAAGTCTTAGATTGTCCTCAACTTCCATTGGTGTTTTATTCCAAACAGTCGAAGCCCACTCTTTTTTGAGTAGCTGTCGTTTCTGTTGGTTTAGTCTTAGTTTATTAGCTTCCATAAATTATCCTTTCTCTTGGTTGCTATTATCTTCTATCACATTATGTGATATGTTGTCAATTAAATTAGAGAACTCACGAGAGTATCTTGCAATCCACTCTTTCATACAACCTTGTGAATGAAAGTGCTTGTGGCTTGGCTCCACTTCATATCGTGTTGGATAATCTGTGTAAGAGTAATCACCTTGAGGGTATGCGTAGTATGACTTGGGGTAAAACTTCTTACCACAAGTCACACAGTATCGAGCTGACTTACTCATATTCCCCACACCCAAAATGCAATAGCCCTCGCTGGAAAGTATAATCCAGCGAGTATAACTATTATATATAACCAGCCATGTTTACTAATGTATCTCATAGCATTGCCCACCCTACACATATTCCTATGAATATTAGTACGAATGATAGTTCCCATATCCCACTATTCATCTTGATATGGTTCAAGATATGACTCTTGCTCCTCTTTGTTTTGCCACTCTAATTCTGTGACACAGTCCATACATTTCTCATCATTAAACATATAGTCTGGTTTATTGTCTGCGTTGCAGATTGTACATCTATACATATATTATCCTTTCTCTTGTTATCCCATAGTTTAACTGTATTTGCAAAATACTGTCAAGCATTTATTTATATATCTTTGCACATTAGAACCATTCTAAACTGCGAGGGGTCCCTAGCGTTTTGCGAGGCTTGTTGCCTGCGGGCCCACCCACCCCAGATTTAGTATATAGGGGTCCCTAGACATACCACATATTGCCTTGATTCATAAATAGATATGGGCTAAAATCGTTTTCACTATAAAAAGTAAAGGTGCAAAATTTTTTACAAAATTTTTTCGAATGCTAACCCCAGAACAATTAAAAAACTTACCTGAAGATACACGCAAAGAATATTTGCAAACACTATTGTTACTTGACGAAAAGAAAAAAGATCAAGCGATCCGCGATGACTTCTTAAGTTTTGTAAAACACATGTGGCCTGATTTTATAGAAGGCGAACACCATAAAATTATGGCAGAAAAATTTAACCGTGTGGCTAGTGGTGAATTAAAACGTTTGATCATTAACATGGCTCCAAGACACACCAAGTCAGAATTTGCATCTAACTTCTTGCCTGCATGGATGATCGGTAACAAACCTGATTTAAAAATTATCCAAGCAACCAACAATGCAGAACTTGCTGTACGTTTCGGTCGTAAAGCAAAGTCGTTAATGGATA